GACTTTCCAGTGTCACTCGATCAATATTCGAGAAAAGGAAGACGTACTATGCACCGAATCTCTCTCTATCCCCATCAGGAAGACGCCCTCACCCGCATTCACAACGGATGCATCCTCTGGGGCGGCGTCGGTACCGGTAAGTCGCTCACGGCGGTCGCGTACTACCTCAAGAAGGAGGCGCCCAAAGACGTTTACGTTATCACCACAGCCAACAAGCGAGACAAGCTCGAGTGGGAAGCCGAGTTCGTCAAGTTTGGAGTCGGTACCCAACCCGGAGCAACGACGGCCGGTACCCTTCTCGTCGATTCCTGGAATAACATCAAGAAGTACCGCAAGGTCGTCGACGCCTTCTTCATCTTTGACGAGCAACGACTTGTTGGGTCGGGGGCTTGGGTGGGATCGTTCCTCCGCATTGCGCGACGCAATCGCTGGATACTTCTCTCCGCTACCCCAGGAGACACGTGGATGGACTACGTTCCCATCTTCATAGCCAACGGGTTCTACGACAACCGTACCGACTTCAAGACTCAGCACGTGATCTACAAGCCATATTCCAAGTACCCCAAGATCGATCGGTACGTCGGTGTGGGGCGTCTTGTCAAGTTGCGTAACAGCATCTTGGTGGAGATGCCTTACCACCGCAACACGATCAGACACATCGAGCATATTCCCGTTGAGTATGACGAGGAGCGATACGAGTGGACCAGGAAGCACCGCAAGCATCCCGAGACTGGCGTACCCCTGAGGAATGCCGCCGAGCTGTTCTTGGCTTTGAGGCGGATTGTCAACTCAAACCACACCCGACTGCAGGCTATCCATACTTTGATGACGAAACATCCACGGCTCATTGTGTTCTACAATTTCGACCACGAGCTGATGGTGCTCCGTTCGCTGTCATCTGCCAGTGGTATTACGGTGTCGGAATACAACGGACACCACCACGATCCGATCCCCCAGACTGACCGGTGGGTCTACCTTGTTCAGTACTCGGCAGGTGCTGAAGGGTGGAATTGCACTGCTACGGACGCCATGGCGTTCTACTCACTGCCATATTCGTACAAACTTTGGGAGCAGGCGTTTGGAAGAATTGACAGGTTGAATACTCAGTTCACCGATATATGGTACTACATTTTTCTCTCATCTGCAAAACTGGATCGAGCGATCATAAAGTGCCTCGAGGCGAAGAAATCGTTCCAAGAGTCGGCACATCAGTTGACATAAGGGACATTACGTCCGTCAAAAATTTGACGTAAAACATAAAACTATATACGCGAGCATAGATGTTATATGGTTTGTAACGCAAAGTTGACAGGGTGTAGTACCCCTCAAAACCATATAACATGTGTGTCTCCAAAAAAAGTTTTTAGCGAAAATTTTTGGTTTTTGACGTAGTGCCTACAAAAGGAGCGAGATGGACAATTGGGAAACCGTCCTGGACTTCCCTGGATATTCTGTGTCGGACACAGGTCGAGTGAGGAACGACAGAAGCGGTCGAGAGCTAGCTCAAGTAACCACACGAGGTGGTGTGTTTGTGGGTCTGTGGCGAGACAACGCGCAACACAATCGGATGGTGGCTAGGTTGGTGGCTGAGATATTTCTGGAGCCACCCGCTTACCCATACAGTCGGATCATATTCGACACACCAATCAACAAGGATGGGAACCGGAGGAACAACGATGTCTCCAACCTCCTATGGAGACCCAGATGGTTCGCTTACAAGTTCCACCAACAGTTCAAGCAAACCTGGATCGACGACCTCCACCTTCAAGATGTTGCTAGCGGACAGAGATTCAACGGAGTTCTTTCCGTGGGGCGAGAGTTCGGACTACTGGCCATGGAGGTCTACCTCGGAGCGTTGGCCTTCACACAGTATGGCGAAGGAGGAGCAGTCTGGCCAACTGGGCAACATTTCCTGATCACCAAGAAACCATATAACAAGTCTCCACTTCTACGCGGGCTATAATAGAAGGGATGGAGACAAGACCCTATGATTTTGGAGGAACCGTGCTAGAGAGCGTGTACCAGAACAAGCTCATCAGTCGGCTTCACCGAATGTTTCCGGGTTGTGTCGTCCTGAAGAACGACGCGGAATACATCCAAGGTGTGCCGGATCTCACCATCTTATTTGGCTCTCGGTGGGCAATGCTCGAAGTCAAGGCTGACGCTAATGCGCCGTACCGACCTAACCAAGAGTACTACCTCGAGATGTTCAACGAGATGTCCTTCGCCGCCTGTATCCATCCTGACAACGAAGAGGAAGTCCTAGATGCGCTTCAACACGCATTCGAATTTGGCGGGCACTCACGCGTTTCTTAGTGCCAGCAGCTATCACTGGCTGAACTACGACGAGGATAAGCTAGCGCGTAGCTATATTCAAGCGCAGGCTGCCCGTCGTGGAACAGAGATGCATGCTCTGGCGCATCAACTTATTCGTCTAGGGGTTCGGCTACCCACGACTAAGCAGACGTTCAACATGTACGTGAACGACGCGATCGGTTACAAGATGCTACCCGAGGTGGTTCTGTTTTACTCCCCCAACTGCTACGGGACAGCAGACTGCATATCCTTCCGTCGCAACACACTTCGGATCCACGATCTCAAGACTGGTGAGACCCAGGGTTCTCCCTTGCAGCTGCAGATCTATGCGGCTCTGTTCTGTTTCGAGTACGGCTACAAGCCTACCGATATTCAGACTGAGCTTCGGATCTATCAGACTGATGAAGTGAGAGTGTACGAGACTGATCCTGATGTGATCACACACGTCATGGATCGTATCCTTACTGCCGACAGACTGATCAGGGAGATGAGATCGGAGGCTGAGTAGTGATCCTCGATGACACCGCATATCTCGCGCACTACGGAATCCTCCGCAAGTCTGGTCGATACCCGTGGGGTTCAGGCGGTAACCAAGCGACCAGAAACAAGATGTTCCTCGATATTGTCGATGGAATGCGCAAGCAGGGGCAGAGCGACGCTGAGATTGCCAAGGGTTTCGGTCTGACGAGAACCGAGATCCAGGCCGCTCGTTCGCTAGCCAAGAACCAGCAGAAGCAAGATGATATTCACGAGGCCGAGAAGCTTCAGGCTAAGGGGATGTCTACTTCTGCTATCGGTCGGAAGATGGGCAAGAATGAGTCCTCAGTTCGAGCCCTACTCGCTGAGCGAACCAGGGACAAGGCACGAGTTCTGGATTCAACAGCCAGCATGCTCAAGTCCGAGGTAGCGAAGCAGGGGATGATCGATGTCGGTGTGGGTGTCGAACTTCATGTCGGCGTATCCCGAAACAAGCTGGACACGGCTATTGCCAGCCTTAAGGAAGAAGGGTACGTTACCCATATCGTCCAGGTTCCACAGCTGGGGACGAACCAGCAAACCTTGGTTAAGGTACTCGCTCCCAAGGGAACAACCTACCGACAGGTCAAGGAAAACCGAGATAAGATCGGAACCATAGCAACACACTCGGAAGACCACGGCCGGTCTTACGTCGAAATTTTGCCCCCCGTCTCCATCAATGCTAAGCGAGTTTCGGTTCGCTATGCAGACCAAGGTGGCGGTCAGGCAGATGGTGTCATCTATGTTCGTCCTGGTGTAAAGGATATTTCGCTTGGCGAGAACCGATACGCTCAGGTTCGAATTGCAGTGAACGGAACGCATTATATTAAGGGCATGGCCATGTACAAGGATGACCTGCCTCCTGGTGTGGACTTGGAGTTCAACACAAGCAAGCACAGCACCGGGAACAAAATGGATGCGTTCAAGGAACTGAAGGATGATCCCGATCTGCCTTTCGGTTCGGTGATTGCAAGACAGGTCACCCACACCGACAAGAATGGGAACCGTAAGGTTACCTCTGTTATGAACATCGTCAATGACCAGGGAGACTGGGATCGTTGGTCTAGTTCTCTCTCGTCACAGATGTTGTCCAAGCAGAGCAATGCTCTTGCTACTCAGCAGTTGCGAATGACTGTTGAGCGTCGTCACCAAGAGCTCGCCGAGATCATGAGTCTGACCAACCCAACGCTCAGGCAGAAACTTCTCAACGAGTTCGCTGATGGTGCTGATGCTGCGTCAGTCCACCTCAAGGCTGCAGCTATTCCGAACCAGAAGACCCACGTTATTCTGCCAGTCAATACGATGAAGGATACCGAGGTCTATGCTCCCAACTACAAGAATGGTGAGCGAGTCGCTCTCGTTCGGTTCCCCCATGGTGGGAAGTTCGAGATCCCTGAGCTCACCGTCAACAACAGAAACCCTCAGGCACGCAAGCTTCTGGGTAACGCGGAGAACGCGATTGGCATCAACCACAAGGTGGCCCAGCGCTTGTCTGGCGCCGACTTCGATGGTGACACGGTGCTGGTCATCCCGAATAACGATGGTCGAGTTAAGAGTCAGCCGGCTCTTGAGGGACTAAAGAACTTTGATCCTGTTGGTGCCTACCGACCTCATGATGGCATGAAGACTATTGATGGTGGTATCTTCAACGCCAAGACAGGCAAGGTAGATTACGGTGGCAAGAAGCCGTCGTCAAGAGGCAAGGGTCTTGAGATGGGCCGTGTGTCCAACCTCATCACAGACATGACCATCCGAGGTGCAACGAATGACGAGCTTGCTCGTGCTGTTCGTCATTCAATGGTAGTTATCGATGCGGAGAAACACCATCTGGATCACAAGCAATCCGCTATCGACAACGGTATACCTCAGCTCATGGAAAAGTACCAAGGTAAGAAGACAGGCGGAGCATCAACCATCGTCTCAAGAAAGAAGCAGGACATCGATGTTCCTGAGAGACGAGGCAACTTCACTGTTGACAAGCGAACAGGGGAGAAGGTCTTCAAGGAAACAGGTGCGTCTTTCGTAACTAAGGAAGGCAAGCTTGTTGTTAAGACAACAAAGGTCAACGCCTTGTTGGAGGCTAAGGATGCAAGGACACTGTCCTCTGGTACCAAGATAGAGGAGATCTACGCAGCCCACTCCAACCAGATGAAGGCCTTGGCTAATGAGGCACGTAGGCTAGCTGCTAACACTAAGGGCAACCCACATTCCTCATCTGCTAAGAAGACCTATGCTAAAGAAGTGTCCTCCCTAGATTCCAAGTTGCACCTTGCTCTTAGAAACGCACCTCTTGAAAGAGCCGCCCAGTTGTATGGAAACGCCACTGTCTCCCAAAAGGTGGCTGCCAATCCAGACATGGAGAAGTCCGAGCTTAAGAAGATCAAAGCTCAAGCATTGAAGACTTCTAGGGACCGGTTTGGTGCAAGAAAGATCCGCATTGTGATCACTCCTGATGAATGGACCGCCATCCAGGCTGGAGCCGTGAGTCCAAACAAACTGAGTGAGATTCTTAGAAACGCAGACATGGATGAAGTCAAAAAGTTGGCTGCCCCCAAGACGCCTCTCACCATGACTTCTTCCAAGAAAGCACTCGCCCAGACACTGCTTGCTAATGGGTTCACTCAGGCCGAAGTAGCACAGAGACTAGGTGTTGGTCTGACAACTCTTAAGGAAGCCATCGCTTAGTGGAAGGAGTTGTGATGGCTCTGCACATGTTGACCACAATCGACAATCCATTCAACCCTTTCACTGAGTTTGATGAGTGGCGTGTCTTTGATGAGACCCACCACTACAACACACTCGAGATGCTTGCTAGGATAGCAAAAACTTCTTACGAGCTCTCAGATGCTGATCAAGATCAAGCAGTCGAAGATGCGATTGATGAGATCATCATGGTCAATGCGTCAGGGATGTGGACTAAGGTTGCTCAGTCTGAGGATGTGGGATCGTCAGCTGCATAGGGGGGAGGGGTCTTTGTAACATACCCCCCTTTTGCATCGGCGCTGCCCTGAAAAATCCCCCGGTGGGGCTTTTGTCCAATCTTTCCAGTTTAACTACCTGGAAAGTCTTAGGAAGGGAGTTGAAAGCATGCCAAGGCGAGACGAAGTCGACCCAGAGGAACCCCAAAGGCGTCGTAGGCCTGCCACAACTCCTGAGGGAAGAGAGAACCAGCTCATCGCACTCGCTGTAGACCTCGCCGAGAAGCGTTTGATGGCTGGCACGGCATCCGCGGCCGAGGTTGTGCACCTTTTGAAGCTCGGTTCGAGCCGGGAGAAGCTCGAGCAAGAGAAATTTCAGCTCGAGAACGAACTGACGAAGGTGAAGATCGAAGCTTTGGCTTCTGCCAAGCGGATGGAGGAACTTTACGCCGACGCAATCGATGCAATGAAGAAGTACCAAGGAGTAGACACCGGTCCCGAGGAGGAATCCTATGAGGACTAGGTCTTACTCGGAACTGGCTCAGCTTGCGACATTTTCTGAGCGCTTCAAGTACCTAGCTCTTCGTGGACAAGTAGGTGCACCTACCTTCGGCTCAGACCGATGGATCAACCAACGTTTTTACATGTCCACAGAGTGGAGGAATCTCCGCCATCAGGTCATTGCTCGCGACAACGGTTGCGACCTCGCGATGGATGGCTACGAGATAGCCAAGGGTCTCTATATTCACCACATGAATCCGGTGACTCTGGCCAGCATCACAGAAGGTGACGAGGACATCCTAGACCCTGAGTACCTCATCACCGTAACACACATCACCCACAACGCGATCCACTATGGAGACGCGCGACAGGTGCCAAGACAGCTCGCCCAGCGAACGTCTGGCGACACAAAGCTGTGGTAGGAGAAGGAGATCACAATGGGTCTGCACGAAGCACGAGACGACAGCGTTCAGGAAGCGGCCGATCAGGTTCGGGAAGCTTCGGAGAACCTGCAGCGGACGGTCGACGATCACTCCGACAAGCCGGATCCGGGCAACTCTCCGCCGGAGGAGTGGACTGAGGCATTCACTCCCGAGGAGCTCGCCGACGCCAAGAGCAACCTTCCCTCGGAACTGGCCCAGGACAAGGCACGCGAGGTTCTGAGCCAGCAGCGCGAAGGGGAGAGTGACTCCTGATGGTGATCGCGGCACCCGTCATCGAAGCGGAGATGGCTGACTGGGTCGCCCTCGGTGGAGGCAACTCCGGAATCGTTGGCGATGCCGCTCACACTTACGGTTTCCACTGCTCTGCGGAGGACATCACCGCGGACGACTACTCGCGCTGGCGCGATCCCAACGGCCCCAACGGCCCGTTTGTCGATTGGCGCTTCGCGTGCGCGGGAGACTTCTCTCACGGGAACGATCCGGCGCTTCGGGCCATGCACGTCCAGGTTCTCGACCGACTGATGACCGGCCAGCTGCCCATGATCTGTGAGTTCATCGGCAAGCCATGGGCCGACCAGCCGGTTCTGTACTGGGCTCGCTGGAACGGGATCGACACGCTGCAGAAGTACACCGGAACTGGCCACGACACGTGGTCGCACATTTCTTGGTACCGCTCACGAGTCAACGAACGGGCCAACCTTTGGACAGGAGGAGAGATGACTCCCGAGGAACAGGCGGCCCTGGCTCAGGCGACCGCAGCCGAGGTGTGGAAGCTTCAGTGGCACAGCGACGACTTCCCCAACCCGTACAGCTTCCCGATGGGCTACATGATTTTCGCGATCAACGCGTGGCTGTCCGAGCCGCCGCTGCGTGAGAGTCTGGCGGCCCTGCAGGAGCAGGTCAAGAAGCTCCAGGAGTCGGTCGACGCGCTGACGCCCGGCGCCGGCGGTCTGCTACCCCACAAACACGAGCCCGGCGAGGTCATGCCCGTCTAGGGCATTTTCCCTGCTAGCCACCGAGGGAGGTGGACCAAGTGGCACTGGAAGCCAGTATTCTCACTAGCATCAAGAAGAACCTGAACATCGAAGAGGACGACACCGACTTCGATCAGGACATCATGCTGCACATCAACTCAGTCTTCACAACGCTCGCCGACGTGGGTGTTGGTGACGCGGCGGGTTTCATGATCGAGGACTCGTCTGCTGAGTGGGATGATTTCCTCGCCGCTGACCCGCGACTGAACTCGGTTAAGACGTACATCTACCTTCGTGTGCGTCTGCTGTTCGATCCGCCTCAGACTTCATATCTCGTGGACGCTCTCAAGGAGCAAGCCACCGAGATCCTGTGGCGGTTGAACGTTCTCAAGGAAGCAACCATCTGGACCGACCCGACTCCGGAGGAAGAGGAGGATCCATGATCGAGGACCACGACGTCCTTGCCCACTTCGGGGTCAAGGGGATGCGCTGGGGCGTTCGCAAGACGGTAAGATCGGCCGTGGCCGGAAAGGTCGCCGCTCGTCGATCCGCCAAGAATGCGCATCAGTCCGAGGACGCCCAGGCCGCCAGTGCCGCTTCTTCGAAGCTGAAGAAGACCGGCATCAAGTCGCTGACCAACAAGGAGATCAAGACCCTGAACGAGCGAATGCAGCTCGAGCAGAGTCTGCGCAACCTCCAGGCGAACCAGCCCAACACCTTCCGCCGGGGCCACTCGGTCGTGAAGGAGATTGTCGGCGTCGGCCAGACCGCCGTCGGTGTGTTCAACCTGGCCAACAGTCCGTTGGCCAAAGCCGGCCTGGCCATCGTCAAGGCCAAGTAGACAAGGAGACACCATCATGGTGGACGTTCAGCAGTTCAACGTGACCAAGGCGGCGGCCGACGCGGAGAAGCACACGGGCGACTGGGTCAGCAAGCCGGCCATCCCGGCCTCGACCGTCCCCGTGACCAACGACGCCGACTACACGATGTGGGTCGAGGTCACGGCGGGTACCGTCACGGTGGTCGAGGTCGATGGCGTCACCGTGGGCGCGCGCGTGGCCGGCCGATTCGACGTCCGTCCGGGCGGGACCATCGCGCTGACCTACTCGGTCGCTCCGACCTGGCAGTGGTTCGCCGCTGTGTAACTAGAGGGGAGGGTTGGCAATGGCGTTATCGAACACGGCGACTCCGATCTACTACGGTCAGTTTCGTGAGGCGGTCCTTCGTGGAGAGATCCCCGTAAACCGTGAGATCGCTCAGGAGATGAACCGGATCGATGCGCTGATTGCCAACCCGAACATCTACTACGACGATCAGGCGATCAACGGCTTCATCCTCTACTGCGAGAACGAGCTCACGCTGACGGACGGTAGCGACTTGCGTCTGCTGCCAACCTTCAAGCTCTGGGCCGAACAGATTTTTGGTTGGTACTACTTCGTCGAGAGACAGGTCTACCAACCGAGCAAGGGCAACCGCGGTGGACGGTACGTCACCAAGATCATCAAGAAGCGTCTCACCACAAAGCAGTACTTGATCGTTGCGCGAGGCGCAGCCAAGTCAATGTACGCCGAGTGCCTGCAGAGCTTCTTCCTGAACGTGGACACGTCAACCACCCACCAGATCACGACCGCTCCGACCATGAAGCAGGCGGACGAGGTCATGTCCCCCTTCCGGACGGCCATTACCCGGGCCCGCGGGCCGCTGTTCCAGTTCCTAACCGAGGGTAGCCTGCAGAACACTACAGGTAATAGGGCCCTAAGGCAGAAGCTGGTGTCCACCAAGAAGGGCATCGAGAACTTCCTGACCGGTTCCCTCCTCGAGGTACGGCCTATGTCGATCGCCAAGCTCCAAGGGCTACGGCCCAAGGTAGCCACCATCGATGAATGGCTGTCTGGCGACTTAAGAGAGGATGTCATTGGAGCTGTGGAGCAAGGAGCTTCAAAGCTTGATGACTACTTGATTGTTGCTATTAGTTCTGAAGGAACAGTTCGGAACGGTTCCGGCGACACAATCAAAATGGAACTCGCAGACATCCTTCGTGGTGAGTACATCGCGCCGCACATCTCGATCTGGCACTACAAGCTCGACGAGATCGAAGAAGTAGGCGACCCAGCGATGTGGGTGAAGGCGCAGCCCAACCTCGGGCTCACCGTTTCCTACGAAACGTACCAGTTGGATGTCGAAAGAGCTGAGAAAGCACCTGCGTCCCGAAACGACATCCTTGCGAAGCGGTTCGGGATTCCGATGGAGGGTTACACGTACTTCTTCACGTACGAAGAGACCCTCCCGCACAAGACACGCTCTTTCTGGGAGTTGCCGTGTTCGCTCGGAGCTGACTTGTCGCAAGGCGACGACTTCTGTGCGTTCACTTTCATCTTCCCGCTCTCTCGAGGCCGCTTTGGCGTCAAGACTCGGAGTTACATCTCGTCGCTGACATTGATGAAGCTTCCTGGGGCGATGCGACAGAAGTACGAAGAGTTCATTCGAGAGGGAAGTCTTCACGTCCTCGATGGTCAGATCCTGGACATGATGCAAGTGTACGACGATCTCGACGCGTTCATCGAGCGTGAGCACTATGACGTTCGGTGCTTTGGTTTCGACCCGTACAACGCGAAAGAGTTCGTTCAGCGGTGGGAGATCGAGAACGGATCGTTCGGCATCGAGAAGGTGATTCAGGGCGCGAGGACCGAGTCGGTTCCTCTCGGCGAGCTGAAGATCCTGGCCGAAGAGCGTCTTCTCATTTTCGACCAAGTGCTGATGTCGTTCGCCATGGGTAACGCCATCACGATGGAAGACACGAACGGAAACCGGAAACTCCTCAAGAAGCGGTATGACGAGAAGATCGACAACGTCTCCGCTCTTCTGGACGCCTGGGTCGCCTACAAAGTCAACAAGGAGGCGTTCGAGTGAGATATTTTGGAGATGAGAAGCTTTCCCTTGAAGACGCGATCGTGCACTTCGGCGTCAAGGGGATGCGTTGGGGAGTCCGAAGGGATCCTCGCAACGTTGCTTTCCGTAAGCGGCGTAGGGCAGAGCGCAACGCCACCATCGATGCCGCACGGAAGCGTATCAAGTCAGGACAGGCCGGCAAGGAACTGAAGGCCGCCCGTCGGAAGTTCAAGACCGAGAAGAACACCCTCGGCAAGAGCGAGGCCCGTCACAACCTTCGCGCCGCGCGCGAGAAGTTCAAGGATGAACGGGAAGTCTCTCGCATGGCCAAGTCGGGTCGCGAGACGGTAACGGCTGTCCTGGCAGTGGCCGGGGCGGTTGCCCTTCGAGTAGCGGTCGACAGTGCCCGAAGCCGTCGTCTGTAATCCTCCCTAACTACTCCTTAGGAAGGGAGGTGACACATGGGATTTCTTGACCGCTTCCGGCAACTGAAGCACGCTTGGAACGTATTCACGAACCAGACCCTCGAGGATCGGGTCGGGCCCACCGCTACTGGTGGTGGAATGACTTTCGTCCGTCCTGACCGCCCAAGGCTTGGTTATTCCAATGAACGATCCATCCTTTCCTCAATCCTGACGCGGCTTGCTGTTGATGCCTCTGGGCTACTCATCAAGCACGTTCGGGTTGACGAGAATGGTCGATATTTGGAGGACATCAAGAGTGGTACGAACGAATGCCTGACCATCGAAGCCAACATGGATCAGGCAGCAAGGCAGTTCCGAATGGACGTCGTTCTGACGATGTTCGGGAACGGTACTTGCGCGATCGTGCCGGTCGATACGACGCTGAACCCGAATGTCTCGGGCTCCTACGACATCAAGACGATGCGCGTAGGGGCGATCAAGAGCTGGTCCAACACGCAAGTGCTGGTCAGCCTCTACAACGAGAAGAAGGGGTACCGAGAAGACATCTGGGTCGACAAGAAGTTCACAGCAATCATCGAGAATCCGCTCTACGCGGTGATGAACGAACCCAGTTCGACTCTGCAGCGTCTGATCCGGAAGTTGAACCTCCTCGACGCGATCGATGAGCAGTCTGGATCGGGGAAGTTGGACATCATCATCCAGCTGCCCTACATCATCAAGTCCGACACCAAGCGGCAGCAGGCCGACCAGCGTCGTCAAGACCTGGAAGCCCAGTTGCAAGGTAGTAAGTACGGTGTCGCCTACATCGACGGCACCGAGAAGGTCATCCAGCTCAACCGACCTGCCGAGAACAACCTGCTGAAGCAGATCGAGTTCCTCACCGAGATGCT